TAGATACAGCAGGAATAATTCTTGTTAAGTCTCTTTCCTGTACGAGAACACCTGGTGATACTTGAAATGCCATTAGGTTTTCTCCTTTTTAATTAGCTAATTTTAACATATATAATTCAAAACTCGTATTATTCATACGCCCATAGTCAAAAGTTATCATACGTGTATCTATTTATAAAACACGTAATTTTCACTATTTACTGATAATCTTCACCTTTTCTTATATGAACAGGATGCCATACTTCTCCATATTCATCTTTAAAGGGTTTGTTTTCTTCTGTTTCTATACCATCATCAATAAATCCAAACGGCGCCATATCTTGTTCTATGATATTAGATTGTTCTTCATATAACTTAGAACGAACATCAGAATTACTTAATTCTTTAAAGTATGTCTGGTTTGATAACCAACCAAATATAATAAGACAAGTCATTAAATCATCATTACAACCTTCTTCGGCCATCCAAGAGTTGTGTCGTCTAGCAAACGTTGACATCTCTCCTATAATATTAAAATCATTAATAATAATCTTGTCTGATTCCACAATTGTTTTTAAATTAGAACAACCAATTTTTTTAATCTGTTTGGTCATACGAATACCTAATTGACTTCCTCTACCACTAAATCCTGTACCTAATACTTGGCCAGCTCTACCTCTTTGTGTAGTCATCAATACGTTGTCATATTCCAAATCAAAATGTATAGCATCTGATATTTGTCCACCTAAATCATTTACTTCTACTAATACGTGGGCTCTATTAAAGGCCTTACAAGTTTGTTCTATAATATTAGGAAACACTAAAGGTTTAATTTCATTGTTACGATATTTGGCCACAACCTTATATGGCATTTGTGTTACATCAAATATAACAAAAGCTGAATAGTCTTTCGTAATACCTCTTGCTACGTCAACAGTACAAACATAAATTTTGTTTTTATCTGGCCTTTCAAATATATCTAAGCCGCCTCTCGACTCTAATGGTGGAACATAAGGCATTGTTTTAATTTTAGCTGGAGATATAAGAGTATCAATAGATCCTAAAAATTCACACTCAAACTCACTAGCAAACTGTTCTTTACTTGTATTACGTATTGTTTCTTCTTTCCATTTTTCATCACGGCCTGGAACTTCTGACCAATGAACGTCTACCGGAATATAATCATTTAATTTGTTTATAGAATCAGTCCACAATTTATAGTACATATTCATTCCGTGAGGAGTTGATACTATAACCATTTTAGTATTCTTACCAGAAGATATAGTAGGAAACACCGAACTAAAAAATTGTTCAGCAATAGTTGCTGGTACGAAAGCAAACTCGTCTAAAAATATTATGTTATAAGAACCTCCTCGAATGGCACTTGAAGATGTAGCAGCGGCCACTATCTTACTACCATTTTCTAATTCAATACTACCTTTATTCCAGTTTAATACACCTTGTTGTAAAAACTTTGGTATATTTTCATAAGCTAATTGTAAACGACCTAATATATCCCTAGCTGTAGAGGATTTGTTGGCCAATATGGCAATGTTACAGTTTGGATTAAACAAAGCATAGTGAAGTAAATAAGATACAATAGTTGTTGATTTACCTGATTGTCTAGGTAGTTTACATATAGTAAAACGATTATTGTGTATTGTGCCTACTATTTCTTTTTGAAAGTCATACATTTTAAAAGGTACCAAACCTTCGTCTAAAGAAACAATCTTTACATAGTTCTGAATAAAATATAAAGGGTCTTTAGAACACTTAGCAAATTCTTCAATTTGTTCTTGTGTAAATTCTACAGTAACATTTACCTTTTTTAAATTTGGATTGCCTAGATATACTTCACTCATTAACTATAATTCCTTCTATATGTGTGTAACCTAATTCTAAGGCGGCCTTTATTCTTTGACTGCCTTTAAAAACACTATATTGTTTTTCAATATAAGGCATACCATTAGCTCCTACTCGTGATATATTACTGATAACATGTTTAATCACTTGTATAGGTTCATTCATATCTTCTCCGTTTAATAACTCTTGTAAAGGAGTCATTGTACTTATAAAGGTTAAATCACTTATCTGAAACGTCTGTTTGTTCAGGTAACTTTTTGTTGCTTTTAATATCTTCATTTGATTTCAACATTTGTTGTAACTCTTTTGTACTCCCTACGAACAAAGCATTTTTAATTTGTGGCGAAGCAGTCTTAGGCAAATCTTTTAAATCTTTTAATTTTTTTTGTAGATCTTGTAACTTATCTACTGTACTGGCCACATTTGATATAAGTTGGCCGGCAACTTCGTAAGCACGTGGATGTTGTCCTTCTTTAGCAATTTCTAAAATGCCTTCAATAGCTTGTTGGCCTTTTTCAATTAGATTATAATAATTCTCTCTACTATATTCGTAGTCGTTATCTATATCCGCTTTAGTAGTATCAGTAATTCTAGGTACAGGAGGAGTATCTACTTTAATAATAGACTCTAATGTAGGTTTTTCTGTAGATTCAATACCTAATATTTCATTTACTTTATCATCAAGTTTACTCATAATACTATTTATTACTTATTTTATTCGTCTGTATCCGTAGTTTTGTTATATTTCTTACCATCAGAAAATGTCTCAATAGTGGTTGTAAATCCAAAGTCATCATTAGGATCTGCGTTAGTAGGATTAGGTACTATTGTAATTCTTTCTTCTCTGGCCTTATCTACAGTATTTGTATTACTATAAATGTCTGATTGAGTAGAAAGTATAACTTCTTGTGTAGAAGCTGGCCCAAACAGATATGTTTTAGCAGTAAAGTTTAATGTATAAATTACTGCTCTTCTCGTAACAAAATCTCCTGTATAACTATCTTCATAATTAACATTATTCAAAACTATAGGCACATCTCTTTTAATATCTAATTCTGGTAATAAATTTAAAGTAACAGTATAATCTGGTTGAAAATAAGGTAATATTTGTTCTACAATTTGTAGGCCATTTTCGGCAGTTGCTGTAAATACGTTTAGAGTATAGTTGATATTGTAAGGCACTGGAGTATAATTAAAATTAACACCTGTATTAGTAGATGTTTTTGGTGTTCTTAATTTTTGAACTCTTGTTAATTTTCTACCAGCATCATAAACAATACCTGTTATTTCAAAACTCATACGAGGTAATACAATAGCAAACTCTCTATCTTGTAAATCTTTTTGTTGATCCAAACGAACTAAAAACTTTTCTTTTGGTCCATAAGCCAATGGTACAGTTATACTTTGAATTTGTTTACCTGTAGTGTCAGATTTTTTAACTTGTATCTTATTAAAGATTGTTCCAAAAGCTACTGTTAATTTTCTTAATCCTTCATTATAGAAAAAATTATTAAACATTAATATCCTCCTGGATCACCAAACGGATTTGTTTCCGAAAAGTCTAATATATCGTCAGCTGTTGAAGCAGTATCAAATCCAGCTTCATTGTCTAAATCATTATTATCAGCATAAGTTGAATTTACAGTTTCATTAAATGTTTCTAATAAGAAATAATTATTATCAGCATTTACGGTATCGTTTTCTAATAATAAAGCGCCGCTTTCATCTTCTAAAGAAAAATGTTGATCTAATTGATTTAAAGTAAATAGTTCTTCTTTTTCATCTATAGCTTGAACGCCTGTATCTAAATCTTCGCTTGAGTATTCCCAACGAGTTACTCTTAATTTGTAAACTGGTAAATTTCCTAATTGAAAGAAAGGTTGTTGATCTTCTACAAACTGTATCTCAAAAAAACTGTTCATTAAAGGCATATAGATTATATCGCCTTCATTTGGTCGTCCTTCAGCAATCATAGTTGATCGTGAACTTACCAATTCTTCAAATCTTCTTTTAGAAACCATGAATGTAGTATCTTCACGTATTTCTAAACCAAACTTATTAATTACTTCTTGTTGACCTAAGAATCCTTCGCTAGTCTCAAAATACATTTCAACAGGTAAAGCGTTTTTAAATTTACTAATTACATCTTCACCTAAAATAATATCTTTGTTAACTAAAGTTCTAGGCATATAGTAAACCATGTTACCATATATCTTTAGACCTTCTATGATTAAATCTTCGTGGAGTCTTTGTTCAGAAAGATTACCTATTCCATTTCCCGATTGAAAATATGGATTCATTACAACCATACATTATCCTATCATAAATGTTGGAGCAATTTCGTAAGAGTCTCTTATTTCTTTTTCTAGTTTTTCTATTTCTGTTTGAGCTTCTGTAAATAATTTCTCACCATTTAATGTAACACCACCCAACATTGTTACACCATTAAATTTGCTTAGATTACTTCCCCATTGTCTTTTGAATTGAGCTGTTATATATCTTTTTAACCAAATATCATTATAAACATCTGTGTAAGTATTTGGATCTAACTTTCTATAACATTCAATAACAAGATACTCATTTACTTGTAAATCGTAGTCCCAAGCCATATCAATATATAATCTGTTATCGTGCTGTTGAAATCTTATAGGTTTTTGGCCTACTAATATTTGATCCAAGAAATCTAAATGTCTTAACACCATATCATAGTTGATAATTGATGTTGAAGCAAAGTCATAAAGATCATTTAAACGTAATTGATATCTTACGTCAAACATGTTTAGATTTGCTTTATCAGAAAAAGGTAATATGTTAATAACAGAAATTACAGATTCAGGAACCACAATGTAATTATTTGCTTCGTACCAAGTTGTTGAAACTCCATTTTTAGTGGCCGTTTCTGTAGTCGGAGTAGATGCTTTTAATCTTGTTTTATCTGCTTCTGTTAATTTGTATTTAAGGTAGGTTCTTCTTATTCCATCATAATGATGTTGAGCATAGAACTGTAACGCCTCATCTAAACGATCTTCTAATTGATCATTATCCACGTTAATTTCTATAACTGGTTTACCTAATGATCGTAAAGCGTATTGTTTTAATGTTTCTCTTGTTGCTGGAGTGGCCATAATCTTTACT